GTTCTTCAGAGTGGTCTGTAATTATTTTTCTAGAAGTTCTCCACATTATATATGGAAGTCCATTATCTTTTTTAGTAACCTCAATATCTGCAGTTAAGTACATCATGTACCCAGCAGTCATTGCATCAAATAATGGAGTACATTTCTTATAAGTTGATGTTGTAATTCCAGGATCCTGCGGAATAAGCCTTGTCTTAAATCCTGGAATAGTGCTATCACTCTTCCTATACCACTCTGGAATAAATTTTGATGCTGGTTCTGGCATTGGTGCAAACATTGCTGTTTTTTCACTAAAGGGATAAAATTTAACCCTATTCATATAATTTCCTTACTCTCTCTACCATTATATCACTTGCTACAAATCTTATGTTATACATTGGGCTAAATCTTGGTATCTTTCCAAACTCTTGATCTATCATGTGATTTCCTTTATTCTTAAAATGAAAATATACAAAATCAGTTTCAATCATTTTGGTAGTTTCAGGTATTTTTTTAAAATTCATTATTCCTGGATATATAACAAATGGAGAGTCTTCTGGTTGTTCTATGGATGCTTCAATGTCTTCATCAATAATCCATGGCATATAAAACCTAAATATACCATCAAAGCAATCTTGAGGTAATTCAGGATATTGTTTATCTGATAAGTAGTACTGCCTTATCCATGGCCTATCTATGTTGTACAAACCATCTTCTTTTTGAAGTAAAAATATTTCAGCATGATTAGTTTGTTGTAATATAATCTCGTTATTATTTATACTAACTAGGTTAGGTTTTTGATATAGATTTTTTGCATATAAATTTATTGGTTTTATTATGCTGTCTTTATATTTATCCTTTATTCCTTCTTGATAAGAAAGCCACCTGTATGCTACTCTAGATCTTTCATTAATATATAAAAAAGACTCTGATTTTGATTTATACCAAATGTTAAAGTCTAAATCTAATGGAGTAATGGTTTCGTTACTCACTCTTCTTCTGACCAATCTTTGTTTAATAATTCTTTTGGTATAACCTTGTATCCACTTCTATCAATGCCAATCTCATATCCCTTTTCAGCCTCTATCCAACCTAGCAAATTAACTCTTCTATACTCAGAATCTGCAAGTTCTGCACCCCAAATAATTAAACCACGATTAAGATCTTTTTCACGTACTGCTGGACCAGACTGTGTTCTTACTCTTCTTACCTCTATGTTTGTTCCTACGTCTGGCATGTCTTTATACTTCTTATGCTTTCTACCGTCCCAAACTGAGGCATGCCAATATTGGTTTGTATATTTAGCAACTGCTAATTCACAAATTGCTGATGCAGGTTGAGCGTTTCTATCTTCTTCCATACTAGATCTATTGTAGTATGAAGCATCTACCTTATTCCAATTCTCTGTATATCTTCGCATACCAACCATATAAGCATGTTCGTATTCCCAAGGTTCTAATTCAACTATCAATTGTTTTCCTATTCTGTTTGTATTGCGAGCCTCGACTCAGGATTGAACTGAGGACCTTCCGCTTACAAGGCGGACGCACTACCACTGTGCTATCGAGGCGTAGGAGTAACAGGACTTGAACCTGTGATAGCCGAATTATGAGTTCGGTGCCTTAACCTACTTGGCTATACTCCCTCTGGCTGGCGTGGTAGGTCTCGATCCTACGACTTCGAAATTAACAGTTTCGCACTCTGCCAACTGAGTTACACGCCATCTTTTTTATTCTGAAACTAACACTACCTTGTCAGTAACAGTTAAACCCTTTTGCCATTGTGTTGCAACAGCAACAGTAGCAGAAGATGTAGTTTGTGGTATTGATCCAAAAGATGCTGATTGATAATTCCATTTACCTTCAGGAAGTACCCCAAAATAATCTGTATTGGCATCATAGTTTCCTACTGGAAAGGTAGAAACTGATACTGTGTCAGTGATACATGCTGGATAGTTAACTGGTTTTTTATTAGAATCATTTCCAGTTGAAACAAAAACTGGGATGCCTTTAGTTTTTAAATTGACAATAGTTGATCTAATTGCTGGATCTGCCTTATAGATATCTACTAATCCAGTTGGAGACAATTTACAGTCTCCTGGCTTGCTCATATTTCCACTCAAGTTGTAAGAAAATGAAACTGCTGAAACAGTTGATGAATTTGTATCTGCCCACTTTAATGCTGCCAGAAAATCATTTCCATTTAAAATTCCAACTGCACCTTTTTTATCAACATTTGCTGACCTTAACAAAACTAGAGGGACGCTTGGATTATTTCTACGAGCAACTTCTGCCATAGCAGTTCCATGATTTACTGCGTCAGAGACTTTAGTTGATGGCTTTGCAGTATTTACACATTTATCTGTAGCAATGCAAACAATAGTTGTGTTGGTAACTCTTGTATCAAAATAACTATCAATGATTACAACTGGCTTACTATTAACTACAGGTGCTGGACTTGCAACTACAGGTGTTGGAGTTGATGTCACAACTGGTGTTGGTACAACTACAGGTGCTGGACTTTCAACTGCACTTACTGGAACTGCTAGTATTGAAAATAAAACAGATAAAACAATAAACATTTTCTTCATTAAGATAACTCCATTAATCTAATTACATAACAACATGGGTCGCCACCTTGGTCCCACTCTTCTTGCTCTTCTTCGCTCATGTATTGAAAACCACCATCATGAGTACTACAAAATGGCTCAGTTATCCAGCCCTTGTCGATGCCTTGTAACAGCCAAATCTCAAATTCTGTATTCATATATCTAGTATAGACCTAGATGCTTACCGTGTCAATAGGACCAGTGCAAGATGTTGAAAAATTAATAGCAGCACCTACTGCTTGAATAACTCTGTTTCTTCCATTTTTTTGTTTTTGCGTAGAGTACATTGATCCAAGTGCAAATTCTGATGCTGAACCCATTGCTAAATAATCTAAATCATATTCTGTTAATGACATATCTACAGCACTGTGTTCAAACATTCTCCCTTTAACGCAGATGATCATTCCAAAATCTGAATCTTTAGAAACGTCAACCCACCATCTGTCATAAAAATCTCTTAAAGAT